GCTCTATCAGTAACAGCTAATGCAAACATAGGTAATATCGGTACTGCAGGACTAATAACTGCTACTGGTAATGTTACTGCCGGCAATATTAGCACTGCTGGTTTGATTACAGCTACCGGTAATATTACCGGTGGCAATTTAGTAACAGGTGGTGCTCTATCAGTAACAGCTAATGCAAACATAGGTAATATCGGTACTGCAGGACTAATAACTGCTACTGGTAACTTGAATGCAGGTAACATCATTACTGCTGGTATAATGAGTTCAACTGGTAATGCTACACATGGTAATATTTCTACTGCAGGACTAATTACAGCCACAGGTAACATCACTGGTGCTAACTTAGTAACGGCTGGTGTTGTTAGTGCAAGCGGTAATGCTACGGTTTTAGGTATCAAAACAGATAACTATTATTATGCCAACGGTGCTTCAATCAGTTTTGCCGGAACTTATTCAAATAGTAACGTCGCATCATATCTTCCTACATTCACTGGTACAGTAGGTGCAACTGCTATTACAACTGGAGCTAATACTACAGCGGGTACTGTGACTGGTAATTGGACATTAACCGCAGGTTCACGTTTTAATGCGACATATGCTGACTTGGCAGAATATTATGAAGCAGACCAAGTATATGAACCCGGCACTGTACTTGAATTCGGCGGGGATAAAGAAGTTACTATTGCCGAAGATGGTACATCTCGTGTCGCTGGGGTAGTATCAACTGATCCAGCTTATGCGATGAATACAAAATGCCCGGGTATTGCAGTTGCAATAGCTCTGCAAGGGCGTGTGCCGTGCAAAGTTCGAGGAACAATACACAAAGGCGACATGATGATATCAGGCGGCAACGGTTATGCAAGACCTACAAACAGCCCTCAAATGGGGACTGTAATAGGCAAAGCATTAGAAAATTTTAACGGTGACGAAGGTGTCATCGAAATAGCAGTAGGAAGATTATAATAAAATGGCATCATACATATATACAGCAAATAGCTCAAGTCAATTATCAGACCAAATTCAAACTGATAAGATTCGCATATCCACATCTACATCTGCCATTGCATTTGCAGTAGGCAATGCCAATGTTGAAGCAAATTTAACAGCATGTGAAATCGTTCCGGCAAATACAGTGATGAACAGTGTTATCGTTGGTCAAGATAATTATATAGCATTCATCAATGTTGCAGGTACCGCAGGAGCATTCAGTATCACTGAACTAGGTGCTAATCACCCTGCAACTGGAACTGAATAATACTGATTTTTGATAAATATATCATACACTCTTAATTCTGAGAGTTTATGCAGTACCCCACTGCGTAGCGGCTAGAACCCGCAATTAATATTAAGGAAAAACAAATGGGACGTCCTCTAAAAATCGCAAAGGCCCAGGCGGTCTTAACAGTAACAGATACAACAGCAACAACTAATGTTGTAACAGTTACAGAAAGTTTATCGACATTAGGTGTTATTGCTGGTATGCCTTTTGTACCGGGAACATCTACTGGTGGTCTAGTTGCAGGTACAACATATTGGATCTTAACAATTGTCGATGACAATAATTTTACTGCTTCTGCAACTGATCTAAGTGCAAACACAACACGAACAGCAGTAACATTGTCAACAGGCACAACTGCCTCTTCGTTAACAGTTGGTTTTGTTGATCTTGGTTTTAATAACCCAGAAGGTTCAGCTAACACATACGGTGTTGTAGGTGGTAACACTGCATTCTATGGTTCACAGGTTTTGTGTAATGTAGCATTTGGCGTTGAAGGTACAGGTACTGTGATAGCATCTGAATCAAGTGATATCGTTGTAGGATATGGCACTGATTTTGCAAACATCGCTACTGGCACACACTTATATGCTCACTGGGGCAATGATCCTACAAGTCAGCAATTGCTAGGTACTACTACTAGTACTGCAGGTGATGTAACCGTCGCTGTTGCTAATACACAAAACACAGGCAACATCATTGGTACAAGTGGTAATGCATTGACATTAGTTGAAGGTGGTCCAGTCACATTCACCGAAGACTTAGGTGGTTTAACAGCCGGTACTACATACTGGGTATTGAGTGTTGCTAATGCGGCTGCATTCACTGTTTCTACTACTCCAAACGGAGCGGAAGTTGACTTGTCTAATGCCACTGGTACTCCAGACGCTGTTCAGCAACAAATCGTATTAGCTGCTAACTCAGCAAATGCTGCAACAGGTGTTAATGGAACAGGAGATACATTCATTCAAGCATTACCTGAAGCTGGTTACATTGTTCGTCAAAAAGGCAAGACAAAGTATCTAGTACAAGGTACAGTTACAGGTACTCTAGCTCAAGCATACACTGCCAATGTAGCTAACACGGCATTGACACCAAACACAATGTCTATCATTTCTACTGATGCGGCAACAGATACAGCATACATTAGTTCATTGAATGATTATCAATCTGAAGTGTTCCCGACAACAGTTGCTGATGGTTCATTGACTCCTGGTTCCGTATATACAATTTACTACTCAGGTGACACTACATGGACATCATATGGTGCTGCTTCTAATATGACTGGTGTAACATTTACTGCTACATCTGCAGGTGGTTCTGGTACAGGTCTTGCAGTATTGAATACAGTTAACCCTGACGTAATTGCTACATTCAACACAGCTTATGCAGCAAATACATACGGTGGACAACCTAACCCAATCGTAACAATCAATAACGCATAATGGTAACGAAAGCTATTAGAATGCCCACAAAAAAGACAGAAACTGAAGTAGCTGTTCTTCAAGTGCAGGTAGAAAACATCACAAATGATATCAGTGAAATCAAAAATGATATCAAAGATGTTAATGCCTGCATCATTAAGAACAACGAAGATACGCACAGATTCTTGAAAGAAATGAAAGAGGCTAGCGCAACTGCACATAAAGCAATGTCTGACAAAATCACCGCGTTAGAAAAATGGCGATGGATGATGATGGGTGCCGGAATAGTTATCGGATCGTTGGGGTTTGATACTATAGCAAAATTGCTAAAATGAAAAAGGGCTCTTAGGAGCCCTTTTCTGTTAATGTCTTTAGTTTTTCTTGTACAACATCAAAGTTCATTGTGTTGAACAACCCAGGGTGTAATGGTTTGGGATATTGGTTATCCCCTACCCAAGCATATCCGCAATGCTCGTCATTTAATACCGGTGTAAATTCTTTATCAATCTCACAGAAGAATGTGTGGTATGTGAAAGTATGGTTCACAAACTTTTGTATTGGAATCAATTTAGCTTTTTTTGGAAAATATCCAATTTCCTCTATGCACTCACGCTCGACCCCTTCCATAAGGGTCTCGTCGTTTTCTACCTTCCCGCCAGGAATTCCCCAAGTACTTGGGTTCTTGCTATCTGTTCGTAGAAGATATAAAAATCGTTTTGTTCTTTTGCTGTAAAAGAAAACGCCTGCTGATTGACTCATACTATCATTTATCACAGTTTAGATAACGATAGAATAATCTCCTTGCCCATACCAACCTTCGTATGATTTCATCCAAACACCGTCAGGTGTGTAACGATATTGTATAGAAGTTGTGAGATTTGTTACATACTCAATTGTAGTTGATTCTTGACTTGCAAATGAAACAAACCATTGACCTGAATCACCGTCGTATTCTACAATATCATTTGCATTAGCCACTAAGTTGCCCCATGCAACAGTAGAATCTCCTTCGTGTCCCACATTGTCTACCAATAAATAGCGAACACCATTGATAGGACCAGGAAGTCCCGCGTTTGGTCCTGACGTGATCGGGTTAACAACACTGTTCACAGGAGATAATGTATTTTGTGGCAATGTGTCGGGGTCGATATTGTATATCAATAATCTATCGTCAGTCGGATCGGGTACTATAGTGCCTACGATTTCAGTATCCATATATGGATTCTCTAACCATATTTGACTTATGCCGGGTCTAACAGTACCATATACATTTAGCAGACTAGACCAATACAAATTAGTCTCCGGAGGTGTGGGGTAGTTTAAATCGATGTTGCTAGGGAAGAATGTTTCGTCAGCGGGCAACAATTGTAAGCGGTTCCCTATCAATAACACTTTGTATCCATATGGTGTTATTTTTTGTCTAGTGCCCAACAATAAATCATCGTTCTGTATGTCTTGTAAAGCAGTGCCTTTGTAAATACTTGCGATAACCTTTTCGATAACACCCATCTTTTTGAGTTTTGCAGCAGTACTTAACCATATAGGCATGTAGAACTTCCAACTCATAACATCGATTGGATTACCCGTACCTTGCGGAATAGTGCGACTACTGAATGTTAGACCGTCTTGATATACTACACTCAATGAAGTCCAGTCAATAAAATTGTCAGTAGATTGAATTTCTAATGAAGGATTGAACAATGTTCCTAACTGTTCGATTAATTCTAATTTTTGTTGGTAGTTAGTAGTCCAAAAATCAACAGTTATTCTTAAATTATAAGGTACTGGCATCAATCTTTCAACTGTAAATGCTTGCCCTTGCGTAGTTTCATATTGACCGGTATCAGCGTTGTATGCTCTTTGACGAACATTAACTTTGTCAACGAATGTAGGGTCTTGAGTCCACTTTTGATTATATTCAAGCCCGCTTATATAGTAAGTGATGAGAGGTGCGCTTGGTAAATTACTAGCACTGTTATTAGCAATAATAGTACTTGCTTGACGGGAACTATCGCCGTACATAATAGGCACACGGACTAATATATCGTTTCCATTAGGATCTTTACCTCTAGTAACTTGCCAGTTGCTAAAAATTTTTGCAAATTGAATTAAAAATCTGCGTATCTGATTGTCGTAAAAGAATGCTGCCATATTATGTTACTGGTGGTAGTGGGTCAGGTGAAATTTGTAGCATTGATGACAATGCTTGTTTCTGCGGTATAACTGCTCCGCTAGTTGTCACTGTGACATTGCTATTATTTATGAAACCAGACTGCTGTGACAAATCTTGTTCGCTGAAACCAGTTTGTGTTCTAATGTTTTCGCTAATTCTGACCCATAGATTACCGTCCCAGCGATATAATAACTGTGGGAAATAATCGATTCTGAGGAAATAGTCGCCCACTTGCGGGTTTTGCGGGAATGCAATTCCAGCACCAGTGGGGAATCCGTTAGGTGCTTGACCATCGCCACCCATATAACTGGTCGAATAACCAAAACTTCTAGGACTTGATCTAGCAATATATTGGAATCGCGGGTCACAGTCTGCACGATAATCCATCGTATCAGGACCATATGGTTGTGTTCCAGTAAATCCTGGCGCGTCTGGATCTTGATCTGCTGTTGCGTATGTGTTATCCGCAGTACCATATGGTCCAGTAACTGGGCCGAAACTATCGATAGTCAATAATACATCAGCCGAAACGGGACCTGAACCCGTATCAGTCATCATTGGTGCTACTTCAATTGTAGCCAATGATAATGTGCTACCTGCACTAATTCCTTGCGCAGGAGTATCCAATGACATGTTCCATATCAATGCGGCTGTGGCTGCTGGTATCCTGATAATAGGACTGTCGTTTACATACTGAGTATTAGATACAATCTCGACCGTAGGCGCAGGTCCACCTAAATCTGCGTTAGTAGCAACAATATTGATCGGCGGCGCTGGTTGGTTAAATTTACCTGATTTGACACCGTTAGATGCATATTCCCCATATGTAGGGACTACATACAATTGGCTATTATCATAACCAGCTTTAGGTAATATTCTTGCTGCCTCTTGCAGAGCCGCATCATTAACTGCAATGTTTTTGTTGTATGTTGCTAGTATATCGCGGAGATTTTGACCCGGGTCTAGTTCCCAATAAGTGTCATTGGGTGGAGTTACTCCTGCAGGGACATCAGTTTTACTGACATAAAGTTTATCACCGAACTGAATAACATATCCGGCTGGATATGTTTTATCTTTATCCCATATTCCAAGATAATTATCTTGGTTAATAGGTTCTTGTAATATTTGACTAAATTCTTCACTATCAACTAACGGCTCGCACTTGATTCGCCATAAATGAGGATACCATGTTTGGCTAAATCCTTCTGATGCAAAATTGGCGTCGGTTATTTGATAAAATCTTTTTAATGCTTTAGGTATACCTTCATCTAGTGGATTATAATCCAATAAGTGAGGTAATTCTAAAACATCACCGACCATTAACTTTCTACCAACAATATCAATCATGTCATTATAATGAACGGTGATGAATATTATGTCATTATTTAAGAATAGACCAAACTGACTTAAATCAAAATCTAAATTTTGGACATTATAATGCCCTCTTAGTCTATAAATATTAGGATCATATGTCCTATCTCTGTTCTCTAAGAATAATAAGTCTTGTATATTAGTAGGCTTTAATTCAGCATATTCAGGTTGTGTATAATCTACACTAGGACCTTGATTTGTGGGTCCTAGATATTTGTGAATATATAAATCTGTTCCACCCACAGTTAACTGTTCCGATATAGTTCTATCAAAGAATTTGTAATCGTTTTGTTTAACTGGACGATAAAGTGATAATTTTGGCATAGTTTTGGAACTCTATATGTTATTTATCGCTTTAGTACTACTAAATAAACACTTGACACAAATTGGACAGTGTGTTACAATAATCACTGTTAACTCAAAACTTTGGAGAAATAATGGCAACTCGCAAGCGCAATACCGAAGATCATAGCCAGGTCAAAGCACTGAACCCCCGTGATCCTGATACAAAATACATGGGCGAAGAACCATTGTTTGTTGTTCAACCTGACAGTGATCGCCGAAATGTAGCGATTGCCAGGGCGTTTAACTGGTACAATCGTTTTTATGGTAAGAAAGACGCAAAAGAACTTTTGTGTCAGTTCCTAGAATTTACCAATCGGCAGTCAGAAGGTAAATTGATTCGCAAAGTTGCCGACAATGAAGTTATTAACACTTATTGCTGGTTGGCACGAATGAAACTGCGAGGATTAGAATTATCCGAGCATGAAGAAGCTACCCTCGAAAATGAAATTGCGCGGCTGACCCGAGCAGTACACAAACCCGAAATCAAAGAAAGCCTAACCTCGGTCGCTAAGGCTGAAGTAGAGGCTCCCTCTCGTCCCAATATTCAAGACATTTTGCGTGAGAAAGCAAAAGACGCCGCCGGTGAACTAGAAGGCGTGTTTGATGATTTTATTCTTAATGGTAAGGCTAGCGCAAAGACAATGGATGTTGTTGCTAGATTTAATGTGATGCCACAACATATTAGCCTGATTGCTGATATCTGGAAACGCAAACAAGCAGAATTCACTGAGTTACAAGAAGGTCTTGACAAACAACTAAATGAGGGTTATAATCACCTCACCAAAATTCAAGTACGCAATATTCTGAAATTCATAGATCAGGTA